AAGAAATTTTACCCTGCGCGATTTGATCAGGAGTGTTTAATTCGGGATTTACAAATGCAGTTCCATCAATGATTGCGCCAATGCTTTTTAGATGGCGTAAGTAGTTGTTAATTCCTTCCAAAACATCTTCGATATAGGTTTTGGTGATGTTTCGATCAACAGCCCAGAGGTGAGCTTTAAGTAAGGAATCATTAATCATATCTGCCGTTCTTCTTGCTTGCAGAAATGCCCACTTAGGATCAGCTGATAAAGTTCTATTGCCCCACAACCTAAAACCGCTTTCTTGAATTATTGTGGCGATGTTATTTTCATTTAGGTAATTGGCTTTGCTGTTTGGATCACCAAGCGCAAAATCAATCGGCTTAGAAATTCCAACAATTCCATTAATAACCAAATTTGATGGTGACCACCAAAATCCTCGTTCATTATCTGATTTAACAATTAAGCCAGCTACTCTTGCAGAGGATGGCTCTGAAACGATATTGCCAAGACTATCAAGAACTTTAACCCATGGATAAACCGCATAAACTCTAGCCGAACCAAAATCTCCTACATAATCTATTGCGTCAGCGTCTTTTGTGTTTGGTAGGTCGGCAATAATTATAGCTCTTAAACTTTCTGCAATTCCAAGCAGTTCACTAACTGCAGGGTTGGCATTACCACTTGGCATATCATGAGTGAATCCTGGTGCAATTAGAATTCTTGGAGTTACTGCCACTTCTGAACTTGAAGCAAGTAAAGCGTGAACACCTTTATACTCACCAGTTGCAGCATCGACACCACCCACAATATCAGCTGAAGTGATATTTGCAGGATCGAGAATATCATCGGTTAAATGAGCAGGATTTGATGGATCGGCAACATTAATAACCACAACCATTGCACCAGCTTGATCAAAGATTCCATCTAAGGCTTTTGGAATGGTAAAATCTTTATTGGTGTCATTATTTTCACCAAAAATTAGTGCCGCCTCAGATCTTGAGCCAAGAATTAGAGTTGGTGTGTTAACTGGTCCTTGTGGCGCTGTGCCAACAAGTCCAATTACACTTGATTTTACTGTTTGTATCGGGCGCGCACCATCATCAAGCTCGATGACTTCTACGCCATGTAGAAATTGCTCAGTCATAAGTTTTATTTTTTATAATGTTGTTATTTTAATGATTTTTTAGAAGTGGGAGGCGTTGGAGTGATCGGAGCTTCTTCTTTTGGTTCCTTATATTTATTTTCTTCTTCCTGCCACAATGCTTTGATATCGAGATTTTCAAGCGAATTTAATTTTTGATTTTTATCCTTTATGTGACGCTTTATTTGAGCCTCCACATAGTGAAGTTTTGAATCTCTTTTTAAAATTATTTGCAAAATTTCTTTAAAATCATCAAAACCAAATTCGTATATTTTCTCATTAATATCCTTCCAATAATATTTTAAATTTGAGTTATTTAAAATAATGACAATTCCAGTTAAATCCTGCCTTGCCGCTGCAGAAGTAGAAAAGATATTGTTTTGATAAATGATATTTTCGAACTGATAAATTTTTCTTAAAGTTTCAACCTCATCGCATTTTGTTAATTGAGTTTCGGGCAAATCAAATTCTTCCTCAACATTACCGCCTTTTTCTATCCACTTTTCCAAGGCTTCATAATGTCGATTAGCCTTTTCTTTGGGGATGAACATACCATCAGCTAAAAAACCATTTTTTGATTTTTTAACTGTTTTAAAGTTTATTTTTTCTTCCATTGTTAGTTGAAATTATAGTTCTGCGTCTGCGATCCAGCTATATTCAGCAAATTCAAACTGACCTCCTGTAAAAGCCTGTCTGAATCCTTTTTCTGTGACCTCTACTATTGTTCCTGTATTAGCAGTTCCTGCATTTCTAGTTACAGAAACGGCAGGAGCTGATCTCATGGGAACGGGGAAAGTTATTGTTTGCCTTTGTATTTGAGTTCCAGAGCCAGATGGTAGTTGATAATATTCATCAAGACTGCCGCTAGCACATCTATATCTTTGGCATAAGGCAAATTCTTCTGCAAAAATCCTTTCTTCAAAATCAGTGGCAATACTTCCTTTTTCGAGTTGGATTTGAGCAAAATCTATGGTCACATTCACGGCATTGGAAAAATACCATCGCATTTGTAAAAAATGTGCCGCGCCTAGAGTTTTTCCAGAGATTGAATAAAAATCAAAAGTGGCAGTAAATTTTTGCCAAGAAGTGTCAATATTATGCTCAATCTTATCTGGGTTTCCATCAACTGTAGCACTTCCACCAGATCCAAATACTTGTTGGAAATCTGTTGCTAGATTTATTGCTGAACTGGCTTTGGCATAAAAACTCAAGGTGCAGGTTTGACCTGCTAAAATTCTAATATCTTCGATCTTGTGATAAAGAATGGCATTTGGCGATCCTGGGGCGGTTAGCTCATATCTAAGAAAATTCTTCGGGTTATTTGGAACCTCAATTTGACCGATTGGAAATTCCTGCTTGGAAATATTTACGGTTGCTCCAGCGGTGTCAAAATCAAATCTGTCTGGCGCAAAATAACCAGTGCCAACTTTGCTATTTGCTACTTCTGCTCTTTGCCAAATATCAAAATTACCATTGATGATATAATTTTTACCAATCTTGCTGTTGAGGTAATTTTTACCATAAACCTCAAGATTATTTCTAGCGGTTTCAAGATTTTCTAAATCTGATAAATTGTTGGTTTTTATTAATCTTGCAGCGAGGGCATTGTTAACATCGGTGCTAAAATTTGGATCGAGACTGATATCATTATTTATAATCAGATTCACATTTGGTGAGCTGGCAAAGCCAAGAATCATTCTAATATAAAGCCTTTTACCTGATCCACTGGGTAAGTTTGGCTTAAAAGTTTCGGGGAATTTGCCAATAGCAAATAAATTGCCATTTGAATCAAATATCCCAACTTCTCTTACATAAAATGGTCCAACAACTTCATCTAAAACTGCCTCAACAATTAATTGATTTGGGTTATTTTCATCAATTACTGCGTGCGTTAAATCAACTCTGTAAAGCTCATTTTGTAAGGCAGTTTCAGTGCCATCTGGATCATAATAAACTCCATTACTATCGCCAACTGCCATTTCGCTTAAATCAAGATTTACCTCATTGGCACTAGCATTAGCATGGCTGATTAAGCCGTTGTTAGTTATGATGCTGTAATAGGTAGGCATTGGTTAATTTTGTTTTGAGTAATTATCTTCGTAAGATTTCCACAGCTCTTTGACATTGAGCTTTTCTATAGCTGCCGGATTTTTATTTAGAGAAATTTTAGCGTTAATTTGGGCTTCGATGTAATATAATTTGCCGTCTCTTGTTGAGATGTTTTTTAAAATTTCTTTAAAATTATCTAAGGTAAATGACTGCGCTTTTCCTGTTTCGTCTTGCCAATAATATTTTGAATTTGAAGGCTCGTTTGCATTTAAAATACTAAGCATATTTTGCCTAGCCATCTGAGATGTTGATAGCTCAAAGCCCTGATAATTTATGGTTTGGAACTGATAAGATTTTCTTAAAAATTTGACCTCATTACTTTTTATTGTTTTGGCATTTTTGAGAGGATCATTTTTGTTACCAGATAGCTCTTCAAACTGATTCTGATCTATAAATTCCAAGTCGAATCCTTCTTCGCTAAAAGCTGATTTAATTTCTTTGTCATCTTTTTCTTTAAAACAACTTTCATCTATGAAGCCTTTTTCTATATCAAAGGCTCCATCTTTTTTGTAGGCTAGATATCTTCCCATTTTATTAACTTCGTTTAAGCGGGTAAAAAGTAAAAACAATTGACTCAAATGCATAAGAGCCAGCTCCAACAGTTGCTGGAGCTAATTTATAGTAAGTGTCCTTAGATATTGGATAGCAGGCGGAAGCGGCTTTGGTGTTGCCGTTCAAATCATCTCCCCAAATACCAATTTGATTTGTAGGCGGATTTGATGGTCCCATCAGCAATTTTGCTGCATTCATATATGATCCAAATAATTGGACGACTAAATAACCATCCTCACTTGCCTGATAAACTGTGTTATAGGACTTTGTGGCATAGTTAACAAAATCAACCGTAAATGGATGGGCTGATAAATTTGTTTTTAACTTTAGAGGAGTAATAAATTTTTCATCATCAAGACCTGAATCAACTTCCAATTGATCAGCTATTTGAGCTATGCCTTTTTCAGTCTCGGAAGCTTCATTTGCTATTGCAGCGCTTCCAAGCTCAAGATTTTCTCTTGCCGCCTCAACATCATCCAGATCTGCTAAATTTTCTGATATTTTTAATCTGTCACTTAGCTCATTGTTAATATTGGCTAATTCAGCATTTAAGTTGGCTTCAAAGTTCGGATCAAAATTGATATTTTCTGAGATAATTATTTCAACATTTGGCGTTGAAACAAAGCCAATGATCATTCTGATATAAAGCCTTTTTCCTGAGCCAGATTCATAATTCGATTTGAATGTTTCCGGATATTTGCCAATCGCAAATAAATCGCCATCAGCATCAAAAATTCCAACTTCTCTGATATAAAAAGGTCCGGCTTCTTCTGGTATTACGCCTTCGATAATAAGTTGATTGGGATTGTTGACATCCAGCACTGAAGAAGTTAACGCTGTTCTATAAAGCTCATTTACTAAAGCGGTGGCACTTGAATTTGGATCGTAAGACGATCCGCCACCATCACCAACTGCAATTTGCGTTAAATTTATTGGATTTCCTCCAATTTGCCCAGCTTGAGCCTCTTTGACAAGACCATTATTGGTAACTAAGCTGTAATAATCTTGAGGCATCTAAATTAGTGGATTAATCGTTATAATTTCTTTTGAGATTAAAAAAGTTCCAATGGCTGGCATAATAGCATTTTGACTAATTAGCTCATCATCAAAATCAAATATTACCGGGTTAATCTGAGCTATTTCTTTTGCGATCAAAAAAGTGCCAACATATGGCATTAGTGAGCCATTTTCTACTTCGTCATCCGTTTCATAAATAAAATGAGGTAGTGGCGTAATTTCTTTTGAGATCATTGCTGATCCAAAATTTACAATTCCCATTTCAGCTGATAAGAAAGCCTTGAGGCTTTCTAGGTGAGATCTGGCATTTTTTGTGCTATTAATAAGTTTTTGAACTTGCGGCAAAATGCCGACATCAAAACCTGGCTCCACAACATCAAAAAATACTCTAAAGAAATAGGGATCACCTTCATATTCAAACCATTCTTCAACTGTGATATTAGTATAATTGAAGGCTTCTAGTGCTTTCTTTAAAGCGCCAATAGTTCCTTTTTTCCTGTGAACTTCGATACTCGCCTTGATTACATTGCGGCGAATTGTTTCTGACCAATTATCGCTCCAATCATCAACTGATAATGCCCAAGCAAGCCAAGGTAAAATATGCGATGGTGCTAAATCAGGATTTACCACATAGCGGTTTAGCGTTGGCAAATCAAAAGAACCTTTGAATGA